CTGGGAATCAGTTGGGGAGACGCAAAGCCTAAAGGTCCAGTCATTATCGATCACTCTGCTGACGAGGACACAAAGAACATCGCATTGCCTTCACTCGCAAACCTTCAGAAAACGGCTGCGAAATTGCGTGGAAAGAAATAACTTGAGTAACATCAATGGACTCGACAGCCATCCTCGTCGAGGCAGAACGCAAGTTTATGATCAAGTTGTGCAACGCCATGACTCCAGTCATGATTGATTCATTCTACGAGTTGTACAAAAAGTCGGTTGAAGTTTCAAAGGGTCGTCAGACGTTGATTCGTTACCAGACGCTTCTCCAGGAGGTTCAGCACTGGAACAACACCATGGTGAAGCAGCACACAGACGCCATCATCAAGTCGTGTTCGATGTTTCCCAACTTGTTGGCGGCAGTATTTGTCATTTCAGTCAAGATCATGTCCGCAGTGCGTATTTCAGCAGACTCGAAAAAGATTAACATCAAGTTGCCATCCAACGACGTCTTTGTTCACTCGTGCTACATTGCAGCTGCGAAGAGTCTCTACGAGGATCCGTACGTCGTCGTGGACAAGATGAGTGACCAGGAGCGTCGTTCAAAGATGGGGGTTCGGTTCAGCGAGCTCATCAAGGAGGTTGTAGATGATTTCATTCCAGTTCAGCAAATTCTCGACACGTATATTCCTAACTTTACAGGTGAGCTTGACATGTCTGGTGCGACTGCCGAAGACCCCACCGACCCAGAAATGACAGAAGAGGAGCCCATGCCAGTCGCAACGCCCATGCCAGAAGGAACACCTGCGCCGGAAGAGGCGGCTGCACCAGAAGGAACCCCTGCACAGGAGACGGCTGCACCAGAAGGAACACCTGCTGCTTCAGGAGGTATTGAAACTGAAGAGGAACTTGGGCGTCCTTCCCTGAAACAAATTCCACTTCCGACCAAAGTTCATCACGAGACACTATTTGATGACGCACCAGACAAGTAAAAGTCATCCCTGTTACCACCCACCACAGGCATACAAGTCACTTCGTGACTTGGAGTAAATTTTCGCAACGTACATTAGTAATGGATCATCACTTTCGCGATCCTATGAGCGCAGCAGCAATTGCTGCCGCAGCGACAATTGCATATGTGTACATTCGAGCATCTATGAACAACGAAAAGGCACTTCCAAATTCGGCATATTTCAAGCCTGCGTTTCTCGTCGGTGCACTTGTATACGTCATAGTACACCAAGGAAATGCTCATCAGGAGACAATCACGACAACTCCGTACTAAAGAATTGAGAGTACAGTAAAATAATGGCGACCACCACGAATGCCTTCAACGATATGATGCAGCAGTTTCTTGACGAGCTTGTTCTCACGTTTCCAGGTGAGAAGAAGCTGGTAAAGTACCAGAATACGTTTTCTCTTCTTCGCAAGGCGAATGGCAAGAAGCCCCTGAAGCAGTTTATGGAGAGCATCGGTCCATATGCAACTCATCTGATGCAGAAGGATGAGGAGTTTTTCAAGAAGCACGCCCCAGAGATTCCATTCCTCGACGAGTTGGACATTGGACGTCTGTGGACGGATGAGCTGTCCGAGACGACAAAGGGTGCAATTTGGCAGTACCTGCAGACGCTGTACATTCTGGGAACCACCATCTCTTCACTTCCAGCAGACACTCTGAACATGATTGAGTCTGTGGCTCAGAAGTGTGCGTCTCAGCTGCAGGATACCGCGACTGCACCAGACGGGACGATTGACGAGGAGGCTCTCATGAACAGCATGAACGGTCTCATGTCAACTCTCCTGAAGGGTGGTAAGGGTCCGCTGGTGTGAAGGAAAAAATCTCCATGTAAATTAGAAGATGATTGATCTGCGTGACATTATTGCAAAAGACAAATTGCTCGATTTTTGGCCAACTGCTCGTCAGACTGCCGAAGAGAGAGTACTTGCGACGACCCGTTTCATTCTTTATGCAGTAGTGCTCGTGTACCTCATTCGCCGCGACGCGCGCATTGTTGCACTCGGGGCTCTCGTGCTCGCCGCTCTTTATGTATTGTACGGAATGAACATGATTCCAGATGGTACACGTACGACTGTATCAGGACCCAAGGTGGTGAACGGTCTGCGTATGCCTACACGCGACAACCCCATGGCAAACTACCTTCTGGGCGACGATCCGAGCTTTAATCAGCAGGCTCCATGGTATCCAACCATGAAACAGGAGGTTCGACAGGAGTGGGAGTCAATCCACCCTTTCGAACGCAAACGCGATGCTGAGCGTAACTTTTACACGACTGCCGCGTCCACGTGGCCAAACGACCAGGCTGCGTTTACAAACGCCGCATTCGGTAAGCCGTTTGCGCCAATGTGTCGTGACGATCCTGCATCATGCAACCCAGATGGTCCATATGCTCGCGGTCCAGAGCGTGTTCAGCTCCGTGGCGGCAATGGTCGGTAAATCAACTACGCATTGTACTTGACGATGAAACAATCATAATTTCCTGTTCCTGAATTTGGAAGCGTGGTTGCGAACGCCGAACCGTCTGAATTATAAAGTGTCAAAGGGTTTGAAGCATATCGACCAGTAACGTACATGTTCCCCGAACCGTCGACTGATATACCAGTTCCTTGATCAGTTCCAGTTCCGGCGATTCTCGCACCCCATTGAACGGTCCCGGACGTGTTGTATTTGGCGACGAAACAATCACTGCCTCCTGAATTTGGAAGCGTGGTTCCAAACGCCGAACCGTCCGAATTATAAAGTGTCAAAGGATTCGAAGAATAGTAACCAGTAACGTACAAGTTCCCTAAACCGTCAACTGATATACCAAATCCTAAGGTTCCAGCAATTCTCGCGCCCCACTGAACGGTCCCAGACGTGTTGTACTTGGCGACGAAACAACCAGTGCCTCCTGACAATGGAAGCGTGGTTCCAAACGCCGAACCGTCCGAATTATAAAGTGTCAAAGGATTTGAAGTATATTGACCAGTAACGTACAAGTTACCTGACCCATCGACTGATATACCATTTCCTTGATCACTTCCAGGTCCAGCGATTCTCGCGCCCCATTGAACGGTTCCGGATGTGTTGTACTTGGCGATGAAACAATCAAAGCTTCCTGAAGTTGGAAGGGTGGTTGCGAACGCCGAACCGTCTGAATTATAAAGTGTCAAAGGGTTTGAAGCATAGTAACCAGTAACGTACAAGTTCCCTAAACCGTCGACTGATATACCAGTTCCTTGATCATTTCCAGGTCCGGCGATTCTCGCACCCCATTGAACGGTCCCGGACGTGTTGTACTTGGCGATGAAACAATCATTGCCTCCTGACAATGGAAGCGTGGTTGCGAACGCCGAACCGCCTGAATTATAAAGTGTCAAAGGATTTGAAGCATATCGACCAATAACGTACAAGTTCCCTGAACCGTCGACTGATATACCAGTTCCTTGATCATCTCCGGATCCAGCGATTCTCGCACCCCATTGAACGGTCCCGGACGTGTTGTACTTGGCGACGAAACAATCCTGTAATCCTGACAATGGAAGCGTGGTTGCGAACGCCGAACCGCCTGAATTATAAAGTGTCAAAGGACTCGAAGAATAGTAACCAGTCACGTACAAGTTCCCTAAACTGTCAACTGATATGGCATATCCTAAGTCACTTGCATTTCCAGCGATTCTCGCACCCCATTGAACGGTCCCGGACGTGTTGTACTTGGCGATGAAACAATCCTGTAATCCTGAATTTGGAAGCGTGGTTCCAAACGCCGAGCCGTCCGAATTATAAAGTGTTGTAACAGGATTTGAATCATAGTAACCAGTAATGTATACGTTCCCTGAACCATCGACTGATATACCAGTTCCTTGATCATTTCCAGTTCCGGCGATTCTCGCACCCCACTGAACGGTTCCAGATGGAAGTGGTGGAATTTGATAGTACACATTCGAGTAATTAATACACGGTGCCGCAATATACTTTACAGGTCCATGAAAACTGGGTTCTTGAGTCACACGAACACGTTGCATTTGAGGGATGAGAAGTCTGTGTGTCGCAGTTGAAAAAAACCGACGCTCGTCTTCTGCAAGGTGAATACAATGTGACCAGCATTTATATACGTATTGTTTCGAGACAGATGCTGATACCCATGTGATATTAATATTGACGTCTGCGTATTTCAAAGCGGCAATCGGAAGCACCTGCTTGTCAAAGAAAAAACCAAATGGTTGAAACGTATTCGTCTGAGAACGCTTCGAATACGTATCGGCTTCGAGTGCCTTTTGAATTGTGTTGATGTATGTAATATCATGCGTCGCAATCACCTGATTTCCAATAACAAGATCGACTGTCGATATGACGTTTGACCAGTTCACGTTTGGAACCAATGCACCAGTAGTTGTATCATGCGCGGTGATATATGTATACCCTAGGAGGTCACCTTTCGCGTTGATGATAATTTTACCATCCACAGGTACGACAAACTGTTCGATCAATGAACCAAACGGAACATGACGTTTAAATTGTGATCTGTAAAACGAAACCTGTGGGTTTCCTGAAAGCCATTCGTCCTGTATTCCTCGAGCAAGAAGTTGGACTGCTTGAGTCATCCTAATTAGTCCTGGTATAATATTGATGACGTTCCATCACGAATTTCGAGGATGTTATATCCTACTCCATACATGTACCCCCCTGTAAGCATTGTCGTCAGTGGGACCTTCGGTGGTGTAACAATCTCAAACTTATCCAGTCTCGAAAAATTGAGCGTACCAGTCGGCTGGGCTGACGAGGTTTCGAGACAGAATGGAATCACCATGACGTTGGATGAAAACAACTGGTAGCCATTCTGTGTATGATAGTACATGTACATATCAGACCACTGAATGAGGTGTCGATAGTCAGTCACATCTGATGAATTAATTCGCAGTTTCAACTGATAGTCCATTTCCTAAATGTAGTTGAGATTTAAGAACTGTACAGAACTGCACCCATACCATCCATAATACGTAAGATGTTGTAGTTCACCGCGTAGATATACGGTGTTGTTGTTGCCAAAGGATTATTCGATCTCGTCACCGTCTGAACTGTTATATTCGTCGGGGTCACGAGACGGTATGTATCGATGCGTGAAAAATTGAGTGTTCCGGTTGGCTGGAGTTTTGATGTGTCGAGACAATATGGAATGACAGCTACGTTTGCAGTGAATGTGGTTGGAACATATCCATACGGTGAATGGTAATATTGTGTCGTGTCAACCCACTGGCACATTGGTCGAAAATCCCCGATATCAACAGCGTTCACTTGTGTCTTCATCTGTAGAGTCAATGCGGCAGTGGGACTTGACGAATAGACTGATGCATAATTGTTCGACTGAAACGCCAAATACTTTACGGGATGAACAAATGTGAGTTCCATAACGGATGAGCTTTGTACAGCCTGACGCTGAACTTGTGTGATGAGTATGTTGTGTTGTTTCGCTTCCATGAAATGGTCTCGTTCAGCCTGATCCAAGTAAATGAAATTCGACCACAATACATACTGAAGTCCTGCATATGTCGTTGTAGAATTTCCAGGAATGACACTCGTTCCACACACCGTACCTAGATTTTGAGACCATGTGATTCGAAACTCGACGTCGTGATATTGAAGTGCTACGATCGGTAAAGCCGATTGCCAATCCTTACAAAAGAAAAACTTGAATGGATAGAATGAATTGGCGTTAAAGCCAGGCTGTGTACTTGTTTGTACAGGTAAAAGACGTTGATTCATGTTTGTGGCACCCGTGACTGGTTCGATGCGTGTCGAAAAAAACGAATCTTGTGTATCAATAACTTGTCCCCCGATAAGTAATTCTACTTTGTCTATGATATTGGACGACCAGTCGATGTTTGGGATGAGTGCTCCAGATGGGTCAATAGCTGTCATATACACGTAGGACAGTAGGTCTCCCTTTTTCTCAACCCGAATGGTCGATATTCCACCAGGAACCGGTTTTCCTTGAATCAACTGTCGCTCAACTGAGTTTGAAAAGTGTGTATATCTCTTGTAGCCTGACCGAAAAAATGAAACCTCCGGTTTACTTGTCAAGTGCACATCTTGTGCACCAGTCGCGACAAGCTGTATAAGCCCGCCGCTCATTAAATCTACACTTGAAAAAAAATCTCCATCAAATGTAATGCCGAGCAGTGTGCTTCAGCCCGGACTCCTCATGGTTGAGGACGGTATCTATTACGGTCCCAAAAACACAAACTACGAGGTGATGGTGATGACGGATGATGCTCTTCGTTCTCAGACAACCTCCCGCAACAACAAGTACTATGCAGACAAGCCATATGATTTCCCAGACTTGTACATTGTCAATCCCGTGAACAAGTTTTTGACATGGGATCCAACAAGCACATATTCTATGTATCAGTCTATGTCATATGCCAAGCGCTACCCGACTGACAAGTAGACAGCCCGTCGGATAAAAAATAAACAGTAAATAATAGATGGACCCCTTCAGCCTTGCCGCCGTTGTTGGATTGGTTTTTGCCGGAAAGAAAATCAGCGACGCCAAGGAAGATCAGGCTGAGCAGGCGACAATGCCTCCTCCAGTCCCAGACCAAGTTTCAAAGTTTGATTTGATTCAGTACAATTATCCTCAGAATGTGGACAATTCACTCGATCCACTCAACACAATGCCAAATTCTGGTCGTGGATTCTCAGGTGGTTTTCGTCTACCGCCAAAGGATGCCATTCCCAGTTTAGCTGACACGGTTCCAAATGGCAGTCGTTTCCCATTTGGTCAGCCAGTGTACCAGACTGATGGCAGCCGCGAGCCAGTGACGAACAAAATGAACAACGTCACACCTGCAGACAAGGTGTATGTCGGACGCGGTCTCGGTCTGGATCCAAATGTACCTGCATCTGGTGGTTTCCAGCAGTTCTTCCGCATCATGCCCAACAACATGAACGAGGAGCGTCTGACCAACTTACCAGGCACGTGGGGCGGTCCAGCCAACCCAGTCATCAAGAACGGTGGTACAACAATGGGTGCTATTTCTCATCCAGCAAAGATCTCAAAGACTGCGACCCATGCACCGATACAGTCACGCGGACAGGGTCAGGGTGGTGCCATCACGGCACCAGAGGGTCGTCCGGATTTCCAGAAAACACGTCGTACGACGAATCGTCAGGAGACGGGTTTGCGCAAGGATGGTCTCGAAATGGGAGCTGCACAGTACATGGTGTACGAGGGTTACGGATCTGCCTACGACGACCCGATCCGCTGGTCAAAGAATCGTATCAATCCAGACCGTGCAGCAAATGGTGCACGTATGAATGTTCGTGCAGACCCTGTTGGAGCTGTCGGTGCAAACACAAACACACGCCTCGAGGCTGGTGCTCTCCCAGTTCGTCCCGCAGACGGAACTCGTGGTGGCACAACAGGTTCTCGTTACATTCGTCCACAGTATGACAGACTCAACGTCTTCAAGGGACAGACAGATTTCCGTTCAACGACAAGCAACCTGGGTCTGGCATCCAAGGTGCTCAACAGCAACCCTTTCGCGCACACATTTTCAGCCAAGGCGGAGACTGGCACTCCGCTCACTCAGCCTGTAAATTAAATCCCAAGTCGCGAAGCGACTTGTTCTCGCGGGGAGTACTCAGCAAGGAAATTTTAAGTTTGTAAGTACTAAACATGCAGCTGTGGAAATGGTTTCTGGTATTGGGTCTACTGTTCCTCATCACGTATGAACCATCACGAGGTGGGGGAAAGCTTATGAATTATTTTATACATGGGACAGTAGATGGAACCTCCGACGTGCCGAGAGAGACACAAAAGTATAGCGATTCCAGTGACGACGATTAACAATAAACAGTATATGCTTATTGTTCATGATCGTAGATATCAAGAATGGACGTTTGTCACTGGTGGATGTCGACGACGTGAAGTGATCAACCCTTTGCGATGTGCAGTACGTGAGCTCGAAGAAGAGACTCGAGGAACAGTTAATCTGAAACGTGGAACGTATTCCTATTTTCAGTTTGCAACCAAATACAAGGGTCCAGGTGACTCAGAGGCGGATATTGAAGATGACGTCACGAGCATTTATCATGTGTACGTGATCGATCTTCCATTGACTCCAATTGAACAAAAGTACATCATCAATCGTTTCAACGAAGAAAAATCAAAAATGGAGAATCGTCAGACGTATTTTCGTAAAAATTATGATGAAAATGACAGTGTTGAATTCGATACGCTTGAAGGAATCACAGCTCGTGAAAACCTATGGGTCATGATACGTACACACGTCATCTCAAACCCAGATTTTCACGCAGCTCTTTCATCAACCGATCGCGCCTCTTTTTATTTTCGTTCTTGATAACAAAGGAATGCGATTGGAACGTTTTGGAAACAAACAAACTGTAAATGGTAAAAACGTGTACAAAGGGTACAATAATACAAATACACAAGTTGGACTTTTCACGGCAAATGGGAGAACCCGTGTATACTATGATGACATTGAGCATAAATATACCACGAGTGTAAATTTTGCAAACACGAGAAACACACCAGAGCAAATTCGTGAAAGACGCGAAGGAGCTGCAAGAGCTCGTGAAAGAGCTCGCAGACACTGGGCTGCGACAATAATTCAAAATGCATACAGACAAAGACTTGTTCGATTAGCAAAGAAAAGCAACAAACGATTTAAACGAGTCAATGTATTTGGAACTCCAATGGTTGCACGTAGAATAACGCCTAATAATGCAAGTATAAAAGCCGCTGCCGCTCGAAAAGCTGATGTACTCAATTTAAGAAGACGGCTTGAATCATTTGCGGAATAAAACGAAAGAGAAAATATCACGTAAAAGAAGATGACCAAGTCAAAGCGTGTGTTTGCTGAACTTCTCGTTCAGGCACAGGGTCACGGTGATGCCGACGAAATTGCAAAGACAATGTCGCTCGTCGATATCATCTACGAAATGAAAAAGGCGGAAGAGGCAAAAAAGACACCAGAGCCTGAACCGGAGCCCGAGTCGAAGAAGGCTCCACTCGTTGTTGAGGAGCTTTCTTCGACAGAAGAAGATACCATCGTCATTGTAAAAATAAAGGATTTCTGGAGTCGCTTGACGCACGATTCTGACACAGACTAAAAAGAACAGGCTCTACAAACACATGGATAAATGGCGAACTGACAGGGGGCCAGGGACTCACGTCCTTATGGATGGTGGAATTCTTCAAGTTCCGTTTGAACAGCTTGAAGAATTTTACGTCGAATGTGTACATGCAATTCGAACGGGAACGAAACTCTACGTGGTTGAACAAAAGACTGACGTGTTTAAATTTTTCGTCGATCTCGATTTCAAGTCATCAGAAGCGCTTCCAGACGAAGCCATCATCGAACTTGCTGCTATGATGCACTCGGTTGTTCAAAATGGACGGTGTTGTATCGCGCGTGCAACTCCACGACCAGTAGACGGACAGATTAAAACAGGTGTTCATTTTCATTGGCCGGATGTTTATGTCACTCGTTCAGAAGCTCTTGCTATGCGGACTCGAATTCTTCTTGAATTGCCAGAAGACCCTGAATGGAGTCGTCGTATCGATGCGAGTGTCTATGGGGGGTCCGGTCTTCGAATGCTCTGGTCACACAAGCGCGAAAAGGGCGTCGATTCTGAACCCTATGTGCCATGGCGGGACCTCGACGGAAACACGTTTGATCCAATTCCAAATACTGCCATCCTAAGTCTTTTTGCCCTCCGAACAGACAAGACATCAAACGAAGTGGTGAATGTCGTGATTACATGCGCACCTCTCGAACGGTTCATACGCAGAAATCTCAAAGGACAAGAACTCGCCAACGTTCGTCGAGTCATACGCAAAGGGTCAGACCGAATTGTCGTTCAGACGGACTCTAAATACTGTGAGCGGATCCAAGGTGAACACAAATCAAATCATGTGTGGTTTGGAGTTACACGTGGACGTATATGTCAGTTGTGTCACGATGAAGTCTGTAAGGAGTTGAAATTTGTAGGACGCGAACATATTCTTTCTCCCAGTATAGTAGAGGAATTACACAGCAATGTTGCTGTGGATAATTCTACTTTTGTGCCTATTTGTGATCTTGTTCCCGACTTTTGGTGGAAAGAAGAGTCGCTTTCTGCGAGAAGTTCATCCGTACTCGGGTCTGGATCCTCAAACGTGGGAGCTGCTCCAAAACCATCTAAGCCAGTACGAAAACACAAAGGCAAGTCTGGATCAAAGGGCAAACGGACTCTATATGGCGATTGAGGACATTCGAAACCTGGCACTTTTCATTCAACGCGCAGATGACCACGAACACCAGGAAAAGCTCGAATCGATCGCTTTTCAATTGGGCGTAGAAGGTGAAACAACGTTGTTTGGGCTCTCTCAGAAACAGGGTGTTTACTTCTTTCCAAAGTACTTAAACGATTTACCCCCTGAAGAAACAGAACCTGATGTCAATCTCACAGGCGCAGCAATCGACGGACACTTCCCCGACCCCAGAAGCCACGGACAATAAGGTGGTCACACGTACTCGTTCTGGGCGTGTTGTAAAGGCTCCAGAGCGTTATACACCACAGGAGGTTTGCGAGGATGATTACGCAGATGATGACTACGATTCGCACGAGTCTGGAAGCGTTTCATCTGAGGTGTCCTATGATACGGAGGACATCTCAAGTGAGAGTGATGCGGATGCTGACGGAAATCTGAATGGCTTTGTCGTTGAAGATAAAACTAGCAGTGACTCTGAAGATAATGGACCGGATGTTCGATCCGAGCCCAGCGAGACCGACGTTTCCGATAGCGAACCCCCAGCACGAAGTGGAGGAGGTCGCGGACGAGGTCGAGGACGTCCACCAACAGCACGACGCACGCTCGTACTATGAACCAAGTCCCCGTGTATTTCATTCTCAGACTCAGTCGGTAGATGTTCTTGAAAAGGTTTCAAAAGAAACCATAATTCTCGTATTTGCGGCATTTTTTATTGGGTTACTGCTGGGGAAGTCGTTGACACCGGTGATTCTGAAGCACTGATTCCAGGCTGATCACCCAAAAATGGAATTGCAAATGATGTTAGTTGAGGTATGTATTGATTTGCGTCAGTTCTTTGTGTAACATCGGTACCAGCGAACTTATTCCCATGCACGTCGAACAAATCACCACGCACATCTACACCTTGAATAGTTGTAAATACGTTTGAGTTTGTTGGTACAGGTGGTAATAAGTTATTTTCAGGTGCGACCATCTCCCGATCCTCATATGCATACATTCGTGCTGACCCTCCATCAGACTCGTTCGGTACAAAATCACCGTACATTACATTTGATGAAGGATCACCCGTAATAAAGTCTAATATAGGATTACCAGCCTGAATTTGAAAATCAAGACCACCCATGTCTTTATATATCTGACTCTGATTGTCGACACGGACAACGTTACTCGTTGAATCTATGTAAGGGCTGTTATTTGATGTTGTAGCAACGTTTCCGACATTTTCTGTATACGGAGGCTGTGTATTTTCGTCACGCGAAGGAGCATATCCCTCTTTGCGTGCACCGAGTAGTACCACGAGAAGTATGAGCACGATCAGTGCTACCCACACTGACCAGTGAATTCCTTTCATTCTATTCTAGAGCTATATTTTAACCCAATAGACCGGCTGCCGCGGCTCCCGCACCGACTGGCTCTGGTGTGGGACCGGCATCAATTGTCACCACGGGAGCCTTTGCGCGCTCCTCCTCCTGCTGGACACGACGACGCTCAATCTCCTCTGCGATACGCTCGTCGGCAATCTTCACCAGCTCAGGCATCTCCTTGTCTGGGAACTCCTTCTGCAGGTCCTCAATGAGCTCAGCGGGGTGAGGAATTGGTGGCACGTCCGGGCGAGAATAGTACTTGGAATTCTCATCACCAGGCTCGATGAATGGCGTTGCAGACCCCTCGATTGGCTTTGCCATCATGTCACGCTTGCGCTTCTCAAACATCGCCGCAGCCTGACGCTGGTTATCGCGGTACTTGCTCATAATCTCCTCCAGCTTCTCATTCTGGTAATGGACATTGTCAATCTGCAGACGATCTGGGGGGATCAGCAGCCACTTGTACATGTCAACGACGTAAATGTCCACCAGAGCATCCTCCTTCTGCAGACGCTTGGCGTGACTCTCCGCCTCATCTTTGGTTGAAAAGCAACCACGAATCTTCAGTCCGAGCTGATCATTCTTCTGGGGCAGATCAGGACCGACGATGGAAATCAGTGCAAAAAGCTGTCCTGGAACCGTCAGATAATCCTGCTCGAGAGAACCCATATAAAATTAATAGACACTAAAGTTTTAAGTAACAATGGACACTCTTCGTAAACATCACAACCAGGTGAAACGAGACCTCATCAAGGCGTGGGTAAAGCCTAAATCATTTGTTCTCGACTGTGGATGTGGGCGTGGTGGAGATCTTCACAAATGGAATGCGGTACAGGCACGTGTTGCAGCTATTGACCCAGACGAAGAATCGATCAAAGAGGCTGAAAGTCGTGCTTTTGACATGAATTTTGGGGTTTGGTTTCTCGGAAAGGGTGACATTCGGCAAGCTGCTTTTGCAGGACCATTCGATGCCGTCTGTTACAACTTTTCAATCCAGTACATCATCGGTGAACATTTTGAACAAAGCATCAAGGCGATCAAGGTGGCTGTTAAACCGGGTGGTGTCCTGATCGGTGTCACACCAGAAAAGAGTCTCATCGAACAGGCTAAAAGTCCCGATGCTCTCGGAAACATTTTTGAAATTCACGGGAACCAAGTGCTCATGAAGTTGACAGACGGACCATTTTACGCAGACGGACCCAAGTACGAACCCTTGCTCGATGGAAATATTCTCAGACGCGCACTCGAGCCAGAGTTTCAATGTGTCCTATGGTCGCCTATTGAACCAAAACCCACTGGACTCGTAAGTGACATTTACGCTCAGTTTGTTTTTGTGCGTCTCTAGTAGCAGATGAACGGGATTATCCAGACGGGCGTACTATTAACAGCTTTCGTCATCGCAGTATACAATACACGTCAGCAACACCCGCTCATGACTGAGATGACTCGACGGTACGATATCCTTTTACATCATCTCAGAAACACAGAGCACGTCGATTCACGTTTCAGCCGTTTGAGAAAACGGTGTATCCTCACCGGAATTCACGGCTCCCGGATGAATCGTGGAACGATTGGTTACAATGTAAACAAGGGGTATGAAATTTACATTTGTCTGGATGGCGGACCAGAGTCGATTGATTCAGCAATGAATGTGCTCATCCATGAACTTGCACACGTCACCGTGGATGAGTATGATCACTCTGAGGCGTTCTGGGCATCCTTCAAAGATCTCAAAGAGTTGTGTAAAGCGTTGGGGATATACAAAACTCTCGAGGGTACACCTGAGTACTGCGGAATAACTATCCGCGATTAATTTTCTCAACTGATGTTAAATGTCTGGTGGTATCGTTCAGCTCGTCGCGACTGGTGCTCAGGACACTTGGCTGACTGGTAAGCCAGAGGTTTCTTTCTACCGTTCCAGCTACAAGCGTTACACGCACTACGCCATGTCCCCGGAGCGTCAGCTGATTCAGGGTAATCCCTCTGCTGGCAACATCTCCACGATTCGTTTCGAGAAGAAGGGTGACCTGATCAACTATGTGTACATGACTGCCAAGGACTCTACTGGCGCTGTGATTCCATTGGTGGGTTGGTCAAATGTTATTGACAAGGTGGAGCTGCTCATCGGCGGTCAGATTGTGGACACACAGGACATTACGTGGATGACAAAGATCGAGCCCATCACTGGCGCTCAGAATTTCTCCCAGCGTTTCCTCAACAACAATACCGCTGGTCAAACAAACACCAATGCAGGCTTTCTGCCTCTGAAGTTTTTCTTCTGCAAGGACTGGAACGTGTCCCTGCCACTGGTGGCTCTCCAGTACCATGACGTCGAGATTCGCATTACGTGGAGCACTGCACTTGGTACGACAGTTGCTGGCTTTACTGGGTTGCCTTCCCCAGCGCCCACGTACGCTCAGTTGCAGTACGAGGCGTGGACCAACTTTGTCTACCTGGACCAGGCGGAGCGTGAGTACTTTGCCAACACACCAATGGACCTGCTGATCACACAGCTCAACCGTATTCCAATCGGCACACAGAACATGCAGGAGCTGGCTCTGGCTCACCCCATCAAGTTCCTGGCATTCTCATCAAACAACTACACAACAGCGTACTCAGAGGGTCTCACTCGCGTGCCAGCCATCAACTACCAGTTCAAGACACAGATTAACGGCGTTGATGTCGGTGATTCTCGTTCCATGCTTCAGTGGATCGATGTTCCCCAGTATTTCCACACACCTTTCGGCTACAACCACGGCAACGCCACTGCCAACGTGGCTCTGATTTCCTACTGCCTGGACACGTCAAAGCTTCAGCCAACAGGTACGCTGAACTTTTCACGCATCGATACATACCGTATCGTCGCACCAGCTGGTGTGTCTCTGAGCACACTCTCTGGCGCCGCTGGTAACTACTTCTACGCAATGAACTACAACGTTCTGCGCATCAAGGATGGTATGGCAGGGCAACTGTACAGCAATTAAAAAAATAATATAAAGATAACCAGCTATAAGTAAAACATGGACTTGAAGAAATGCTCACATTGTTCAAGAGCCCCCCAGTCCATTTCCAATTTCATAAACGAAGTTGGCAAAGAGACTAAGACGTGTTTAAAGTGTCGTTTGAAAGGCAAAAAAGGAGATTCAAAACCAGAACGTAGAAATAGACACGACCGATGTGAACAATGTACAAAAGTTTCTGTATTTAACATTCCTGGTTTAAAAAGAGGTCGCTTCTGTGTTGATCACAAAGAAGAAGGTATGATTAACATTATCAGTCTCAAATGTAAATACGAGTCATGTCAGACACAGCCGTGTTACAATTATTTAGGTATACTTTACCCGGAGTATTGTGCAAAACACAAACTCGAAAGTATGTTAAACGTCCGTGAAAGACCATGTGAGTTTCCAGAATGTCTGAAGAAACCAAACTATAACACAGGTGGAGAAACACGGGGTCGTTTTTGTAAAACACACAAAGAACCTAATATGGTGAATGTTATCAGTAATCATTGCCATTACGAGGGATGTACTCTACGAGCGTCATATAACCAACCTAATATAAAAAAGGGTTTGTATTGCAATTTTCACAAGAAAGAAGGAATGGTTAACGTAGTGAGTAAACGATGTGAACACGAAGGTTGTTTTAAAATTCCAGTGTACAATTCACACGAGTTGAGAACAGGTCGATTTTGTTTCGAACACAAACAGCCTAATATGATTGACGTACTCAATAAACGCTGTAAAACTCCTATGTGTGATATCATCATAGTTAATGGTAAAAGTAGAGACTATTGCTCACGTTGTTTTGCATACATGTTCCCTGAACAGCCATCTCATTACAAAACCCGTGAAAACTCAGTCGGTATGTTTCTTCGTGAAACGTTTCCTGATA